CCAATGTGCAAAATACGACAGAGTTATGTGCAAATTCTGCACATTCCTTTAAAGAAGAACCATCAATTAACCATCAATTAGAACCATCAGATATTAGTGACGGGGTTACACCCGCGTCACAGGCAGGGTTGCTGCAAAAGAAAACAGCGCAGAAAAAATCACAGGCTAACCCTGATAATGTTGTTTGTTGGGAATCATACGCAAGAGCCTATCGCAATCGGTACGGGGTGCTACCAGCCGCTAATCAAAAAACCCGGGGGCAGGTCGCAATGCTGGTTAGGTACGTTGGCAAAGAGGTTGCGCCATCACTGGCTGAATATTTTCTATCGCACAACGGGAGCTGGTTTGTGCAATGCCGACATGAATTTGGATGTTTACTCAAATCCTATCAGCAGGTGTTGACGGACATGCAGAGGGGTGAGCAGATGACGCAAATCAAGGCTAGGCAAACTGAGAGCACGCAAAGCAATTATGAGGCTGCCAAGAGCGCGCTAGCCAAACTGCGAGCAAAAGGGGGGCGTAATGAATGATGAAAAAATCATGCAGGCAATTGCCGTGACCGCCGAGCTAACTGGCACGCAATTATCTGATAACGCTATGCTTGTGATGGCTGAAGACTTGCTAATTTATCCGCTGGATAAAGTTTTAATCGCACTAGAACGCTGTCGACGAGAGCTAAAAGGCAGATTAACACTGGCAGCAATACTGGACCGCGTAGACGATGGCTGGCAATCCGCAGAAGAAGCATTTAACACTTTGGTTGCAGGCTGGGAGAACGAAAGCCTGTCTATCCTAACAACTCACACAGCTATGCATGCAGCAGAAAGCGCATCAGCACTATTCAACGCAGGGGACAAATACCGTGCAGGGCTTGCGTTCAAAACCGCATATGAGCGCATAGTCAGTGAGAAGAAGGCAAAAGGTATACAGCCAGACTGGTACGTTAGCGCAGGGCTTGATAAAGAACAGTTAGCGCAACTAGTCACAGAGGCGGCGGCAACAGGAAAAATTACAAACGATTATGCCTTGGCTTTACTGCCGGCAGGCGAAGAGCGCATGAATATTGAAGCCGGAAATCTTCTAACTGATAAACAAAAAGAAGAAGGCAAAGCCCGGTTAGGAAATCTGCTTAATTTAATAGCGCAAAAATGCGCATTTAATTAAAAGGAGATCACATCGTGTCTGAAAATACCTGTATAGCATGCCGTCACTGGATACTGAGAGAAAAAAATAATAAAGGCGAATATGTCCCCCACGAAATGGCGGCACTCGGATTTGGCATTTGTGCTCATGATGAAAAATGGCGTTATTTCCCCGGTCGCAGAGAATGTGCAAACAACAAATTTGAGCCTATAGCCGAAGATCTGAGAATAAAGCGCGAAGAGTGGGAAGCCCGAAATAATAAGCCGAGAAAAGATATCAGAGGTGCAGCATGAATAAAGGTTTTACCCATGAAAAAAACGCCAGTAACAATCCTGAAGAATGGTACACGCCAGAATGGATGTTCAGCACCCTCAATCTGGATTTTGACTTAGATCCTGCTGCGCCGAAAGGCGGATTACCGTGGATACCGGCACGAGAATTTTATTGCAAAGAAGATGATGGTTTATCAACACCCTGGCATGGGCTTGTCTGGCTCAATCCACCGTACGGGAAAGAAACCGGCAAATGGTTGCAGCGCATGCACGAACACCGGCAGGGAATTGCCCTTGTATTTTCCCGTACAGACAGCCGCTGGTTTCATGATTATGCGGTTAAAGCAGATGCAATTCTGTATTTAAAAGGCAGAGTGCGTTTCGTTAATGCGGATGGTGATCCGGGTAAATCAAGTCCGGGCTGTGGCTCAGTATTAATTGGCTGGGGTGAGGTTGCTGTATCAGCGTTACAGACAGCCGCAAATGAGCTGGGACATCTTGAATTAATAGCAGGGGGCAGAAATGACAAATAAACAGCCGGACGATTATGTTGAATCCCCTTATGAACAATATCACGCATGCAGAGCCTTATGGGGAATGGTCATTATTCAGGCATTGCAGGACGCTACTGAAGCTATAGGCGATTCCAGAGATCTGGATAGGGCTGTCAGGCTGGAAATGGGCTATTTCAGGAGTAGAGGTTTTCAAGAAGTCTGCGCTCTAGCAGAAATCTATATAAGCCCGGATGACATTGAAGCAAAGCTGCGTGGTTTAAGAAACTGGAAAAACAAATACTGGAGAAAAGATGTCAAAAAATTTTTACGCACTGGGAAGATTAAAAACCGGACAAAAAAACAAAACAGAAGAGGCATATGAGCTGGAAGTATTAAAGCCGGCCATGCAGGACGGATTAGTAAGCTGGTACCGGTTTGAAGGTGTAAAACTCAGGCTGGCAGATAACACCTTTTACACACCGGATTATTGCGTGATGCGCAGTGACGGCACTATGGAAATGCACGAAGTAAAAGGCTTCTGGCAGGATGATGCAAGGGTAAAAATCAAAGTAGCCGCTGATATGTACCCGCTTAAATTTATTGCGGTAAAACGCCAAGCCAAGAAGAACGGCGGAGGCTGGAGCACTGAGGAATTTTAATCATGGAAATAGTAGCAGTTAAGGCAGTTGATAACAGCTTGCGACCAGTTACAGCAATTGATGCCGATAGTCTCAAAAAAGTTAAGGTTGGCCAAGCGGTAAAGATACAAGTAACAAGACAAAAAGACCGCAGTCTGCCTCATCACCGTTTATTCTTTGGCGGCTTACTGTCTTTGGCTTTTGATTACTGGCAACCGGCAGGCGGAGTTATCAGCCCTAAAGAACGGGATGTGGTGCTGTGGGTAGCTAAGAGGTTGGATAAGTTCGCCGGTAATAAAGGCATTATTGTTAAAGCCTCAGAGGAAGCACTTAACTTACTGGCTAAAAAGCGCGCCGAAAAACTACCCGTTATAGACAAAGACATTAATTCATTTCGTCGCTGGCTAACTATCGAAGCCGGATATTTTAATTATCGCGTAACACCGGCTGGCGTGGTGAAAGAGCCTAAATCAATCAGTTTTGCCAGTATGGATCAGGACGAGTTTAACGCCTTCTATCAAGCCTGTTTCACTGTTTGCTGGAACATGATTCTATGCAACCGCTTCTCTAGTGAAGATGAGGCACAGCAGGCTATTGATCAGCTTTTATCTTTAGGGAATTAATCATGAGCAAAATCACCCGATCAGCACGAGGACAGCAATGTCAGGTACGCATGCCCGGTATTTGTAACGGCAATCCTGAAACAGTGGTTTTCGCTCATTACAGACTGGCAGGCAGTTGCGGTACCGGAATTAAACCCAGTGATCTATTAGGCGCATACGCATGCAGTGCCTGCCATGATGAAGCGGACAGAAGAACAAGGATACTGGATGCAGAAACCGCGCACCTGTACCACGCAGAGGGCGTACTGAGGACGCAACTGCTACTAAACAGACAGCATTTGATACAAATAGCTTAGGAGCTGAATGATGTATGAATCAATAGATCACATGCTGCGTCAAGTGTTTCATATAATAAACACGCTAATAATAGGTGAAAGTAATATAGCACGTATTGAGGAATGGATTAAAACCAGAGGTGTGGTAGATAGATGTGAATCAGGATTAAGCCAGCATGATTATCATGCTAATAGCGTTATAATTTTAAGTCGGGCAAAATTAATTCTAAATGATGTCGAATGGAGCTTATTAAATGCTCATTATGGAAATGATTTATCTGGCATTGTAGATTTAACTAATTTTATAACTAGTAATACAAGTGGATTAACTATGCTTGAGTGCGATGCATTATTGGAGCACCTTTTTTTGCCTAAAGATTTGCATAAACAAAGAAAGATGCGACAAATAGATATCCAAGATAGATTTAATTGGAGTAAAGGTCAATTATTTAGAAAGATAGCTAAAGTTAGAAAACAGGTTAATAGGTTATACAACGACTGTATAACAAAGCTTGAAATCGACATGGAAGAGCTTTTAAGTAAATAAATGTAAATATATTAATTTAAGCCTGATTTTGCTTGAAAAAAGCGGGGAAATAATTTACAGTTTTGCTATTATTCGGATAAGACATAAGATAAAGATATATAAATCTTATTCACGCGAATCAATATACATATTAACCAGCCAAAAGGCTGGTTTTTTGTTGGGTTAAGTAGCAAATTACTTATATTACAAATGATATTTATTTATAGCGGGTTGGCTAATAGCTAATCCGCTTTTTTGTTGGTGTTTTATTTTCAGGGTTAAGCAGTAGTTTATGGTAGGTAGTAAGAACTTAGTTGTAGTGTATCAGGATGTAAAACAAATTAACGCGTATGTGAATAATAGTAGGACACATACGCCTGAGCAGATCAATCAGGTAGCTAATTCAATCAAGGAATTTGGGTTCACTAATCCGATTCTGATTGATGAGCAGCACAACGTTATAGCAGGGCATGCGCGGCTTGAGGCTGCGATAAGTCTAAGCATGAATGAGGTGCCCTGTATTATTCTGCATGGGCTTACAGAATTGCAAAAGAGGGCATATCTGATTGCAGATAACCAACTGGCTTTAAATGCCGGCTGGGATTTAGATATTTTGCGCGCTGAAATTGAAGCATTAGAACTCAACGAGTTTGATATTGATTTACTGGGGTTTGATGAAGAATTTATTAAACAGTTTAACGAAGATATACAGGAAAAGTTAAACGAAGTAGGCGAAAAAACAAGCATGTCTGAAAAGTTTCTGATACCTCCTTTTTCTGTGTTTAATGCACGCGAGGGATTATGGCAGGAACGTAAAAAAAAATGGTTAGATTACGGTATTGAATCTGAGGTAGGACGTTCTGATAATTTGGTTTTTGATTCTTCGGTAAAAAACCCAAAAACATACGAAATTAAAAAATCGTATGAAATAAAAATAGGGCGCAATGTCACTTGGGATGAGTTTTTATTAAAACACCCGGAATTAAATACACTAACCAATACAAGTGTTTTCGATCCTGTTTTATGTGAAATAGCGTACCGATGGTTTAGCCCTAAGGGCGGGGTGATACTTGACCCATTTGCCGGCGGTAGCGTCAGAGGTATTGTTGCGGCATTATTAAATCGTCAATACATAGGCTGTGATCTAAGACAAGAGCAAGTTACTGCCAATCAAGAACAATGGAAAGAATTAAATCAAGATTCAGAATACCCGCCAGTATGGGTATGCGGTGATAGCAAAGACATAACAGAGCATGCACAGGGTGTTGAGGCAGATCTTGTTTTTACTTGCCCGCCATATGCAGATTTAGAAGTATACAGTGATGATCCTAGAGACCTTTCAACAATGAAATATCAGGATTTTATAGGTGTCTATAAAGAGATAATTTCAAAATCAACATCTTTGTTAAAAGAGAATAGATTTGCTTGTATTGTTGTGGGTGAGGTTAGGGACAAAAAAGGCAATTATTATAATTTTGTCGGGGATACGATAAAAGCATTTATTGATGCAGGCTTGAAATACTATAACGAAGCGATACTGGTTACACCAGTCGGCTCATTGCCTGTAAGAGCAGGTAAGCCGTTCGAGAAAAGCCGCAAATTAGGTAAAACACATCAGAACGTGCTCATATTTGTTAAAGGTGACGCGAAAATTGCAACCGCCGCATGCGGTGAGGTTGATATAACTATGATGACTAAAGAGTAAATAGAGAAGGCATAACATGGCAAGACCAACAGACTACAGGCCAGAGTATGCCGAACAGGCATACAAACTGTGTCTGTTGGGCTTTACTGATAAGCAGCTAGCCGTTTTTTTTGGTGTAAACGAAAGCACGATTAATAGATGGAAGCAGAAATATCCTGAATTTTGCAAGTCCATAAAAAGAGGTAAGGTTATCGCAGATGCTCAGGTGACAGAATCGCTGTTTAAAAGAGCTACGGGCATCGAAGTAACGGAAGTGGAGGTGCGTGATGATGGTAAGAAAAAGGTTAAGCGCGTAACTAAAAAACACATACCGCCTGATACTACCGCCCAGATATTCTGGTTAAAGAACAGACAGTCTGAACTATGGCGAGATAAGCCTACGGTTGAAAATTCAGCACAAGAGGCGGTACCGGTGCAAATTATTGTGCAGACCGTGGATGCAAGAGCAAACAATGACAACGATTACACCGATACTTAATACTCCTCAATCCAGATTCTATAACCTAAATAAGAAATTCAGGGCGTTTGTTTCTGGCTTTGGTGGCGGGAAAACATGGGTAGGCGGCTCTGCAATGTGCGCGCGTTTCTGGCAGTTCCCTAAAGTAAACCAAGGTTATTTTGCTCCGACATACCCGCAGATAAGAGATATTTTTTTCCCTACTATAGAAGAGGTGGCATCGCAATGGGGGCTCAGGGCTGATATTAAGTATGCTAATAAAGAGGTCGATTTTTATGAGGCAGGGACAAACATTTATCGCGGTACAACAATATGCCGCTCAATGGATAAGCCCGACACAATTGTCGGCTTTAAAATCGGGCATGCTTTGGTTGATGAGCTGGATACGCTTAAAAAAGAAAAAGCCCTCCAGATCTGGAATAAAACAATTGCCCGCCTGCGTTATAAGATACCCGGTTTAACCAACGGTATAGATGTAACCACAACACCAGAGGGTTTCCGCTTTGTTTATGAGCGGTTTGTTAAAGATATTAGAGAAAAGCCGGAGCTGGCGCAGTTTTACGGATTAATACAGGCAAGCACTTTTGATAACGCTGCCAATCTGCCTGATGATTATATTTCCTCGCTATATGCCAGTTATCCGCCTGAACTAATCAAAGCGTATTTAAACGGGCAATTCGTCAATTTAACATCTGGTGCGGTTTATAACTGCTTTGACAGAGAGGCAAACAGCACTACTGCGACGATTAAAGAGGGCGAGCGGCTACATATCGGTATGGACTTTAACGTACTGAAAATGGCTGCGGTTGTTTACGTTTTGCGCAATGGGATTCCATATGCGGTTGATGAACTGGTTGATGTGCGTGACACGCCGGAAATGTGCAACTTGATTAAAGCAAGGTATCCGGGCCATCAGATTGATATTTATCCGGACGCTAGCGGGCAAAACACCAGCAGCAAAGATTATTCAAAATCTGATTTATCGATAATCAAAAAAGCCGGCTTATCCGTTAGGGTCGGGAAATCTAACCCAGCCGTTAAAGACCGGATTAATGCGACCAATGCCATGCTGCTGAATGCAAACAAAGAAAGGCGCATGTTTGTTAATCCGCAAAAATGCCCTCGTTTTACAGAAGCATTAGAGCAGCAGGCATATGACAAAAACGGTGCGCCTGATAAATCCAGCGGTATCGATCACGTGATAGATGCCGGCACATACCCGATTGCGCGTTTATACCCAATACAGAAACCGGCACATGGCCGGCATGATCTCAGGATGTAGTTATATGAGTAATAACCCAGATTTTAAATCCGAAATAGTTCGGCATATGCATGGCGTTAATGAAAAGATTAACGCTTTATTAGGCGGTACTCAGGCTATGCGTCGTGCCGGGCCAAGGTTTTTGCCTAAAGAAGAAGCTGAAAGTAACGAAAAATATAAGCGGCGTTTAAAAATGTCTGTGTTATATCCAGCTTACGAGCAAACAGTGGCGCAGATGGTAGGCAGAACATTTGCTAAGCCGCTGATTGTCGAAAAGGTCGCCGATAGCTTAAAAGAGTATTTAGCAAACTTTGATTTAAAAAATAACAATATTGATGTGTTTTGCTCCAAATGGTTTTATGACGCGATGGCGCATGGTGTCAGCTATGTAGTTGTCGACTATCCGCCTGCTGATGATAACTACACTGTTGCAGATGTTAAGCGGCTAGGTTTGCGGCCATATGTCACGCATGTACCCTTTAATAGCGTATTAGGATGGCGTAGCGAGACCATACAGAATATAGAGGTATGTACACAGTTTCGTTACCGGTCGGCTGTATTAGAGTCTGATGGCGCTTTCGGCGAGAAAATAACAGAACAAATTACTGTTATGACACCGGGTAAGGTCACTGTTTACCGGAATGGGGAAAACGGCTGGGCGCTGCATTCTGAGAAAGAGCTGAGAATAGGCGGTAAACCGCTGGATTATGTGCCGGTGGTTGCTTTTACACCAGAACGCATAGGTTTTTTTGCAGGTAAGCCGGTTTTAGAAAATCTGGCAGAGTTAAATATACGCCATTGGCAGGCGCGCAGTGATCAGGATTATCTGTTGCACTTTATCAGCGTCCCGCTCATGTATTATTCAGGTGACCGCGAGGTATCCGAACTCACCTCGGGTGTTGGTACCATGCTGCAATTGGGAACAGATGAGCAGATAGGCTATATAGAGCATAGCGGGCGCGCTGCTGAAGCAGGCTGGACAGGGTTAGACCGGATTGAATCTGATATGAAAGTTGCCGGCGCTAAGCTGTTAACCCGTACCAAGCTGGCTATGACCGATTCACAGGCAAAAGAGGAACAAAGCAAGGAAATCAGCCTGCTGCGACATTACGCGAATTTATTTGAAAGCGCGATAGACAGTGCGTTGGATATGATGTCTAAGTGGCTAAGCAGTAATGAACAGAGCCACGTTGAAATTAGCGGCAATTTAGAGACTGATGATACCGTTGAGGGCATGAATGTAGTTATCACATTAAATACCAATGATATCGTTAGCAGACAGACCGTTTTTGAAGAGGCTAAGCGGCGCGGAGTTATTTCCAATCAGGCAGACTGGGAAGAAGAAAAGAAGCGTTTAGAAGCTGAACAGGACGCCGTAAACGCGCCTCAAATGGATTTTAACAATGACAACCGACCAGCAGATAGCAAATGAGCTGATAACACGCCAGCTTGATGTGATCCGTGTTGAGGTAGGGCTTGAAAATGACTTACAGAGGCAGATTGGGCAGTTAGAGAAAAATATTGAAGCCCTGATTGCTGGTGTTAATTTAACTGCACTGAATAAAACGCAGTTAAAGCAGTTGCTGAAACAAATCGAATTGGCTATTGATGATTTTTACAGCAGTTGTGAAGAACAAATACAGCAGACGATAAACGACATAGGCGACAATGAAGCCAGTTATCTGCCGCGTTTGTTTGTATCGGTTACAGATGACAATAGCGGAATTAAACATCTCTCAGATGCGCAGATAACCAGCCTAACGGCTGGTATTTTATTGGGCGGGCTAACCCTTAAAGAAACATTTGCAGCACAGAAAGCGCAATTATTTAGCGCAATTAAACGCCAGATCAGAACTGGTGCAGTTGATGGACTGATACCTGATCTGGCTGGCGTTTTCAAAAAGGCTAATAACTGGATTAAAGCTACAGTACCCACAGCGGCCGGAGCAATCAGAAATCAGATTATTTATGCCTTTGGTCGTATGAATAGTAAGGTGAAAGGATGGCAGCATTATTCAATAATTGACGAAAGGACATCAGCAATTTGTTTTAGTCGTAACCATTTAATATGGGACAAAGATAAACAGCCTATCGGGCATGATCAGATTTTTCAGCTTCCGCCTTTGCATTGTAGGTGTCGCAGCATCGTGCTGCCGTTAACCGATTTACAGGCGGAATTCGACGGAAAGACAAGTGAAAAATGGATTAATTCCCGTTCTTTAACTCAATTGCAGGAGCAATTCGGCAAAGGGATCGGCAAAATGCTGAAAACAGGTAAGGTGAATGTCAGCGATATCGTTAAAAACGGCGGCTTACAGCCTATGACCCTTAACGAATTAAGAGAAAAGTATCAGTAGTAGTTTTTAATTTAACACCCGGACCGCTCAGGCGGTCCTTTTTTTATGCGAACAGGAGAAAAAATGCCTTTGAAGTTAAAACTTGATGACGCCGGTCATGTCGTTGTGCAAGACGGGAAGCCGGTTTATGTGAACGAAGACGGAAAGGAAATCCCATATGATGTAAATCAGGCTAACAACAAAATCAAAGAGCTTTGCAACGAAGCCAAAACACACAGAGAAGCTAAAGAGGCGGCCGAACAAAAGCTCAGGCAGTTTGATGGCATTGAAGACCCGGAAGCCGCGCGGAAAGCTATCGAAACGTGCAATAACCTTGATAGCAAGAAACTGATTGGTGCCGAGGAGATGGAGCGGTTTAGGGCTGAAGTCAATAAGGCGGCAAATGTCAGAATTGAGGAAGCACATAAGGAAACGGAAACAGTAAGGCAGCAGCTCTACGATGAAAAGATAGGCGGCAGCTTTGCCCGTTCAGACTTCATTAAAAACAATCTCGCTATCCCTGCTGATATTGCTCAGGCAGCTTTCGGCAGAAATTTTACCGTGGCAGGTGACGGCAGGATTGTTGCTAAAGATAACAGCGGCAATGAGATTTACAGCCAGATCAATCCGGGCGAGCCTGCCGCTTTTGATGAGGCTCTCGAAATTCTGGTGGGTAATTACAAAAACAAAGACAGTATTTTGCGGGGCAATCAGGCAACCGGCGGAGGAACAACCTCAGGCAATGCAGCAGCAAAAGGCATACCAGCCACTTATGCAGAATGCAAAACACCAGAGGAACGACGCTTATTTATCCAGACTAAAGCAGCAAATAACTAATAACAGGGAGTTTTTATGCCATTTGATCTTGAAGTTTTTAATAGTGAAACCTACACCGCAATGACAGAAACGGTGGATCAGGATATCAACAAATTCAATGAAGCTTCGCAAGGGGCGATAGCGTTAATTAATCGACCGTCCAGCGGTGATGAGGATATTAAATCCAGCTTCAAAGGCGTTGCTGATCTTATTCGACGGCGGAATGTCTATGGAGACGGAACAGTAAACTCTGTCCGTTTAACCCAGACAACAGAAAACAGCATTAAAGTAGCGGCAGGCACGCCACCTGTTGAATATTCACCAAGTCAATATACTTGGATTCAACAGAACCCGACCGATGCAGCGATAGTGATTGGCGAACAATTAGGCAAGGCACGTCTGGCTGATATGCTGAATACTGGCATTATGTGTGCCGTGGCGGCTATTCAGAATAATCCAAAAGCAATGCGAGAAAGTAGTGTTAATGCTGCTGCGCTACCCAATGCAGCCTCATTATTTGGCGATCGTGAAAGCGCAATTAAAGTATGGGTTATGCATTCGGCTTGTGCCTCAGATTTACTCAATCATGCTTTAAATAATTCTGAAAGATTATTCTCATACGGAACGGTAAATATCACCAAAGATGTAGCAGGACGAATATTTATTGTGACTGATAGCCCATCGCTGGTAACGGCTACAGATCCGAATGACCGCGAATCCATAACAGGTTATAACACCTTAGGCTTAACCGAAAGCGGCATTGTAGTAAGTGATAACGCAGACTATAAATCAGCAATACAAGATCTTCTTGGCAGGGAAAATCTAGGTGTTATGCATCAATCCGAATGGTCGTATAACGTAGCCGTTAAAGGTTATAAATGGGATATTACTAAAGGCGGTGCTTCCCCGACGAATCTTGCACTTGCGACAGGTACCAACTGGATACAGGTACCCGCCAGTGTTAAAAATACTGCCGGTGTACTGGCTAAACTAACCCGCACATATATTTAAGGGGTAAATTATGGCTAAAAAATTATATTTTATGTATGGCTTAGACCCAGCAAAAGTAAAGGAAGCTGAGAGTAAAGGCTATCTTGTACGTGATGTTAGTATGTATCGTGACGGGGATAGTATAGAGCTATGCGACGAAGCAGCCGGAGAGGTGCCGGAGCCTTACAAGCAATTTGTAAGGCAGGACGAAGCCGTAAGTGATACCGGCAAGAATGCAGAGGGAAGCAGTACGCCCAATACGGTTAAGGAGCTGAACGAAGCCTTGCTGAAAATGGGCGTAGAAATACCGCCGGCAGCTAAGAAAGCCGAACTGTTAGCCTTGTATCAGCAGCATACGCAATCGCAAAATGCGGGCGATGGTGAGCAAAATGATCAGGGTGCCGAGTGATAGCTATGTCAGTATAGAGCGGGCGGACGCTTATCATTCTATTCGCCCGTCACAGGCGGAGTGGGCAGCTTTAGAGACAAGCCAAAAGGAATTGCGGCTTGTCGCTGCCTCAGATTACATAGATGCCTGTTACCGTTTGCGCAATGACCTGAATCGGAAGATGCGGGCAGGAGACGAGGCTGTTATTGAGCCGGTATATAAAGCCGTTTGTGAGCTGGCGTTAAAAAACGGGCTGTTTGATAACGCTGAACAAAAACGGCGGGCGGTTACAGTGGCGGATATCTCGGTTACTTACAGTGACAGTACTGGTGTGCGCTTTGAATATGTAGATGCATTACTTGCACCTTATATTAAAAGCAGCTTTAACCAGATACCGGTTTTACGAGGGTAATATGGCTTTCGATTATAAAGAACTTGGGATTATTGCCGTTGAGCTGCTAAAAGAGTTCGGGCAGCTTGTTACTATCACGCGAAAGACTGGCGAGCAGTATGATCCTGCTACAGGCACTAATCAGCAGGCAATAGAGACTTATACCGGCTATGGCTGCGCTTTTCATTACAGTAACAATGAAATTGACGGCACGCGCATTTTAACTGGTGATATGGTGGTATTGTTGGAAAACATAGCCACTACACCAGTTATCGGTGATGGCATACTGGTTAACGATATGGAAATGCGTTTAATCAGTATTGAGCGTGTGAGCCCTGCTAATATTGATGTAATTTATAAATTGCAGGTACGTCAATGAATTCGTTTGCTTCTCAAGTAGAAGCAATGCTGAATAAGGCGCGCAATAAGGCTGATAATATTATTTCAGAAGCTGTACTGGACTTGCAGCAGCAAATGGTTGATGCCACACCTAAGGATACAGGGCAGGCTCAATCTAACTGGTTTGTTGAAGCGGATCAGTGCAGCGGTAAAACAACCAATGACACCAGCCAGGGCAATTTAGCGGAAGCCAGACAATTGCTGTTGCGCCTGAAAAGCGGTAAATCCCGTCCTGCCTATTATTATTTGTTCAGCAATTTACCCTATATCCGCGTGCTGGAGTACGGGCTATATCCTAACCCGCCGAAAGTCCCGACAGGCAAAACGGTTAACGGTTACTCTACTCAGGCACCGCAGGGCTTTTTCCGTCTTACAGTCGCCGGATGGCAGCAGACGGTACAACGAATTGCTGAAGCGAAGAAAGACGAATAATAATGCTATTTAATTATATCAGTAACGCACTGGAGCAACGGCTTGCAGCATTACCTAACGCACCACCAGTCTACTATGACAACCAAGTCCCTGAGATACCACCGCAAGGGGCTTTTTTTATAGCCAAAAATCTGCCTAAGCCGACCATTATAGACACGCTTAATGCCACTGAAATTTACAGTGGCATTTTTAGTATCAATGTTTACATACCGGCGGGAACAGGTAGAGCGATGGCGGAAAACTATGCAGATGCACTGCATGGTTTTTTCTTTAATAAACGATTTAACGGATTGCTTACATCAACAGTGAGCCGCTCACAGGGAATGGCTACTGCAACGCATTACATGATTAATGTAAGTATCCGCTATAAAACAATTACGGAGTAAATATGGCGACATTAGCACGCGCGATTCCGTCCGACGGATTAGTAATGCAATTCTCTTTTTATGATTCGAAGAAACAGGAATATGGTGAGAATATCCAGCTTTGCGGTCATGACAGCTATGATTTTAAAGATGGCAAAACTGATAAGCACGACACGACAGACTTTTGTCAGGCAGCTAAAGGTACAAAATCATTTATGGCGGGAGCTAAAGACAATGGCACGTTATCCATTAACTTAAAGCGTTTTGACCCCAGACAGCCAGCTTTAGCGGCTTACATGAACGCGTTAGTCAATAGCCTGTTAAAGGTGAGGGTGATTTACTGCGACCCTAATGCAGAAGCAATAGATGCGGATGTCTGCACTTTTTTCTGTCAAAAGGAAGTCAATCCGAGCTGGAATAGTAAAGTTGGGGAGGTTTTAGGGGGCTCATTGGAATTATCAACCGTTGCCGATGCTGTGTGGACAACAGAAAACTATACACCGGAAACACCAAATATCCCTGAAACGCCAGAAACACCCGAAAACCCTAGTAAATCCCAAAAAACCAAATAAACCGCAGCCGCTTTAAGCGGCTTTTTTAATGGAGATTAAAAATGAAGAATGCCCTGAAAATTGACTGGAGTAAATTTGCAAAACCCAGCATTAAAACAGTTCAAATAGATAACTATGGACGTGTTGATTTAAAAACCGAAATGTCTGGACAGGATCTGGTTGAATATTACGATGTGATTTTATCGCACCATAAAAACGATTCTGTTAACAACGCTGTGTTGTCTGCGCATTTAGTCCGTTTGATGGTAGTAAATGAAGATGGTGAGCCGGTTTTCCAGAGCGTTGAAGATGTTCTGAAGTTGCCATCAGAACTCATTATGGCGATTGCAAGAAACATTCAGGGCGAAAAATCTTTATCCGACGAGAGGATTGATTCAGAAGCAAAAAAATAATGGAGCAGCCCATGCGAAGAATGCTATTAGCGTTATCGCGTGAGCTGCATACGCCGTTATTCGTAGTAGCAACATGGCCAAAAAGCGAGATATTGAGCCAGATTGCTTATAACCTAACCCAGAATGAAGATTGGCGCAAAGAGTATGAGCGCAAACAGGTTATAAAACTGAGCGCAAAAGAACGTGCCGAACTGGCTAAAGAAATGATGGGTCAAGAAAGCGGTTAAAAAATGAGTTGCTGCGGGAAAAAGCCGGTACCAAGTGCTTTTATAACAGCAAGAAATAAAATCAGTACATTTGTCGCGAATTATCGTGAACGTTTGGAAATTTGCGGCAATTGTACTGATTTAAAGCGGTTTCATTCTATTGTACCGCTTGGAACTCCTGCTACAAAAGGCGACAGGTGCGGCAAATGTAATTGTTATGTTATTGCCAAAGCGGCTTTAACTAATCAGAAATGTCCTAATGGGAAGTGGTGAATATGTTTACATTCTGGCTAGATCCTGAAATGACATCAGAGGCAACCAGTCCATATCCTGTTACTTACAATGGCACAGGATCAGTGGATATAGTTTTGTATTATGGCAGTAATGATGCTCAGGAAACGGTGGTATCCGTTACAGATGCGCCTATTACCCTTACGCCGGTAAGTATGCTTGAGCAGTGGAAGCCTAGAAAATACTACAAAGCGGGAGAGATTATTGAGCCAACTGTTTCAAACGGTTTTATGTACAAATGCACAACACCGGGCACCAGCGGTGATGGCGAGCCGGAATGGGGAGCAGGTCACGCCGGAATCACGATTAATTCCGGAACGGCGCAGTTTACTCATTACGGGGCAAAGTTTGTACCCAGTGATGTGCGGCTGGCATTAAACAGAGCTGGACTGGATAAAGCGGATGCTGGCTCCGGTGTTAGTCTTGGCAAAAGTTTGCAGGGCGGCTCACCGGTTGCAATTTATATGCGCCTAACTAACCGTTTTACGGACGTACGCAACGACAGTACAGATCCGTGTATTTATATTGGAACAAATAAGCTTCGATTTAGCAAACAGGCAATTTAATCATGTTAAATAATTCAGCTTTGAGCCATGCGGTGCTGGCAACAGATACGGCAGACGGCGAATCAGTGCTGCTTCTGGCACTAGGGCAGTCTGTGGAATCGCGCGAAGAAACAGGTATGCTGCTGGCGTTGTCTCAGTCTGTTATTGATGAGCATGAAACGGAAAGCAGGTTACCGCTGGCACAAGTTGTTAATTATGAAGTTGATGGTATGTTGCTGGGGTTGGCGCAAACGGTTGCCGGAGACGTCTCATTTGCGCCCATGAATGGCTTGCAGTCGATCGGGCTGGATTATCAGAATTATGCGGTAAAGGTGTATATCAACGGTGATGAGATAGATCCGTGCAAACTAATGCGCAGTTGTGAAATCAACTATACCGAGGGTGAATCTGCCAAAGCTACTTTATATCTTAAAGAAGAATGCGGCGAAGTGGATATGTATCTTTACTATAACCAGCCGATAACGATTTATATTCAGAACAATAAATATTTTTATCCCTTGTTTACGGGGATTGTGGATACGCCTGATATTGATTTTCTGAAATACACAAGGACATTAACGGCAAGCAACGACCGCAGCAGTTCAATCGAAAAACTGGGCACAGATACTATCCGTAAAATCGGTTACTGGTGTGAAAGTGTTTTCGGGGAGTTATCAAACTATGAAACACTCAATGCTGAACTCACAGACAGACTAAGTACTGTTCCTGCGTCTTTTGACTTTGATGCGCGCGGACAGGCAGTTTTAACCGGATGGCTGCCTAAAGCTAAAGCAGACTGGACGTTAACTAATTGCGATTGTTATGAGCGGCAGGTTAGCTTTAAGCTGGGTGGCGCAACATCATTAGTCAATCGTGTTGAGATAGAAGTACACCATCAGTTTGACCGCCTGTTTCATCGTGAGAATTATTTTGAGTACATTTATTGCGGCTTTCAAAATGATATTGATTACATCAAAAATGTCCGCCATGAGGGACCGCCGCCTAAATATGATGATGTTTACAGCGCAGCAACCGGTGGCGGGTGGTTGGTAGGTAATTTCCGGGCAAAGGGTACGCCGCCCAGCGGATGGTATGGCACAACCTATTTCAGTGCGGCTGATTATGAATATCAGTACCAGCCGACCGGTGATAAAGACGCAAACGGCAACCCTATTGTTAACGTTGTGCAGGTCGCAAAAACCACGGCAAAAGGTGATTTATATGCTATGCGTGCGAGCTGGACGGCCATGCGTCGCTGGAAACAGGGGATTGATGAAAAGTATCAGTTTGTGATCACTAATACACCATCAATTCAGTTGCATGGTGTAAAAAAGGAAAAATTAAGCTTCACGATTAAACAGGATGCCGATAAAGACAAGATTGCCAAAAACTGGGGGAATGAAAAGAAATATTTCAGGCCAATGGGGACCAGCCAGGCAAACGGTGATTACACCATTAATGTCGATAATATTATTCCTGATGAATATGCACGTGCAATGCAGGTTATTTATCATGTTGCATATACAAAGATACTGGAATCACACCGGCACAATGAGCTTAATTTAATTACTAAGTTTGCACCGGCAATTAGCCTTGATAATACCATTTTTGTTAATACAGACAGGTTTAAGGGTAATGTTAAGGTTAAAAGTTATACACATAAGATGGATTTTTTATTCTTAACTAGCGAAACAGAAATCACAGGTGCATGTTTTATTAATCCGCTTAGTAATACCAGCAATTTAACCTTAACACCCAATCCGCCGCCACGTCCTGAATTGCCTTTGTCCACTTATAACCCTTATATCGTACTCAATGATTACGTAGTGCCTTTTGGCGTAAAGATTATTGAGAATGATCCAGATAGTGACAAAAACCCTGATGAGACTGAAAACCAGCCAGAAAAGCCTGCGGGCAGTGATTCAATTGGTACAGGGACATCATCATTCAAGCTTTATCAATGCCAGGGTTATGTGCGTTATGAAACCGGTTTTTATTATTACGATCAGCCGGTAAAGCGCGGCTATGCATTTCGTGTTCAAACTGAAGATATTGAGCAGGCAAGTACCGATACAGCAGAAATTGACGCTGGCGTAACGGATTACGAAGTAACTGTGCCCAATAATGATATTCATGTATCTATAAGGTGTTATTAGTATGAGTAATAAGCAGCTTTTGGATAATTTAAAAAAAGTATTAGGACTTACACCCAAATACGAAAAGCTGGACCAGCGTCCGCGCGTACTGGGTGGTGTGGGTTTGTCTAAAATGCCGGCTAAGCAAAAGGAGGGTAAAGCCTGTCTGAAAAGTACGGATTTACTGAGCTTTGATGATGGCGGCAAGCCATCTACAGAAAACGCACAGATTATAGAGGGTTTATTTGACATCAATACCGGACGCCAGTTTCGGGTTTTTCTTGATCCTGTCGCGGAATTATGCCCGGATAGTGGAATTAGTCATTTTAGCCAGAATACATGGTACAAATTGCAGTTAAAAAAGCAGTATCGGGCAACGCTTAACCGGACAATCAGCGATTATGAATCACCGCTGAACACGGCGCACTGGTGGCCACCACTGGATGTGCTTACCGTCCCGCTTGGGCAGAATATGTCCATACTTAGGGAGGATTACGGCATGTCCACACTGGAGGGAATAGTCTACAAGATGCTGGCGCAGAATGAATTAAACGCGCCGGCATTTTTTAGTACCGTCCCTTTGTCTTCCGGGTTACTGAAAAAAAGCCCGGAGCGGTACAAGCAAGCCGTGGAGGAAATTAATAATTACTTTTGCAGTTATTTGACCGAAGCCAACCACTACAACGATTCGGCATGGGCTGAATTGTATTTCCGGTATAACAATCAGACGGAATTAGAGATAAGCAGCACAGACGGCAAAGCAACCCAGATACTTAATTTAACAGAGAGACGCGTGGGTAAAAAAATTCCGCACAGAGATGAGGTGGAACAATATTACAAATGGACGTGCGCCAGTACGCCACTGATTTACTGCACCGTGACTAACTGGACACTAGACGCAGATGAAGCATACTGGGGTATCGCACCGGAGCCGCCAGGCTTATACGATTCGCGCTGGAAATGTGCGGACGACTTAGCTATAGGCGTGGATTTAATCAGCAAATATGCCCTGAAAAGTGCCGGCCTTAACTCAATGGACGATGTGAATGCCAGCAATGCACCACAGGTGAAATTTGCTGATCACTTTATCCATTGTTTTGAAAAATCCGATGGTGTGCAGCAGTTCATCGGCGGCAAGGATATCAGCCTGTACTGGCGTGATAAGTACGACGAGGACGGGAATCCGACCACTGATAAAGACTACCAGCTATTTACTACCATTAAAGGCGACGGAATAACCCATCTGTGGAGTCTGGATATTTACCCGGACAAAGGCATTATTGACATGAAATTTGATCCGGTTAATGCAAAATTTATTCCTATGCACCCGGTGACGCCAGATCTGTTACCAACTGGCTTGAATGATTTAAGCGGATTAAATATGCAGGATAAAAACGGGAATTTATATGCGCTCACATTGAGTGCAGACGGTTTCCGGCTCCATTGCGCTTTAACGGGTAAGATTTGGGATATTCGGCACAATGAGTATATTTTGATTGATTCTGCCTCTAATAATCCTGCCTGAATATGATGCATGCCTGTGTAAATTCTCATTAATTTTAAAACGGGTTTATGTTATTCTTTGCACATTAAAATTAAAGGATAACAGCAATGGCGTTTGTTAATTTATATGCGCTTTTGGGAGTTGAGCCAACTGCAACAGAGACAGAGATAGTAAAGGCAATGCGGCAGATGGCTCAGCACCAGCTTATTTCTCTGGATGATTTGAAACTATGTAAAAATACCCTATTAGATCCTGAGGCGCGCAAAAAATACAATGCGCAGCTATTTGCTGAATGCCCTGAGGTGTTGGAGAAATTAACTAAACCGAAAGAGCCCGAATCAAAGCCCGCTCCTGAAAAGAAAAATTTTAAAACTCAGGGTAAACAAAAAAATAACCGTAAATTATGGGTATATTCTGCCATCTGCATATTAATCGGCTTGGCAGTAGTATCAGGTATAGCTTATACATATTACAAGCCAATATTTGAGGTTAAAAACGCAGTAAAAGACCTATTAAAAGATCCGGAATCAGCAAGATTTTATGATATTAAAAAAGTTAAAAATGATAAGACGGTTGTTTATTGTGGCGGAGTTAATGCAAGAACTACTGCGGGAGGTTATGGTGGTAAAAACCGCTTTGTTTATCTGGTAGAGAAAAAAGAGGCGGTTATTATTCCTAATGAAAAACCTGATGATGAATCTGATGAAGTTTATTATAGTTCTCTGTGGCGGGGAGGGTGTCAAGAGTCTAATCTTAATTCAGCACTTGGAAAGGCTGAAAAGTGGTTAGAATTACATAATAAAGGGAAAAAAGCTAAAGAAAAGAGAGATTCATTTTCTTGGGAGTTAAATCAAAGCGAATATTTAGAAGCAAGTAAAGAGTATCTCGAAATAACCGAAGAAGCAAAAAATTTAAAAGAGGAAATTACAATTTATAAATAAATTTTCTTATATGGCCGAGAGGGTGAAGAATACAATACCCGCAAGGGGAATAATTCCAGCCTACTTGTTAAGGTCTTTGAACCTCTCGGCCACCCATATAGCTATTTCCCAAAATCGGGAAATAATGGTAAGTCTTTGATTTTCTCAATAAGCTCAAATTTGCGCTCAATAGAGCCACCCGCTAAAGAATGATTTTTATTGACAAACTAAATTAAGGTTGGCAATATTGAATCCGAGGTTTAGAACCCTCTGCATAAGCGGTAATCACCCCGTTAGCGTGATTTTTTTGTGTCCATGATTCTATCAATATGTCTACTAATCCAATTGGCATTTGATTCCTTTATGGCCGAGAGGGCGAAGAATACAAGACCTGTTTTACAGGAAATAATTCCAGTCTTCTTATGCGGACGTTCTAACCTCTTGGCCACCTAATTTTAGGCGGATTTAGAACAAATAGCATAAGGAATCTATCATGAATGCAGTAGCTATCGACTTTGAGCAATTCGTTCAAATTAACCATTCAGAACCAGTAACAACCAGTGAATTTGTAGCCAAAGCTTTCGGTAAAGAGCATAAGAATATTTTGCGCAAAATTGAAGAAATTTTCACGCAAGTGCCTGATTCTTTCATTAAACTTAATTTTAAGTTTAATGAGAAGCTCGTAAAAGTTGGCTTTGGTGAACGTCGCGACAAGTTCTACGAACTAACAAAAGATGGTTTTATATTATTGGTAATGGGTTTTACCGGTAAGAATGCTATGTCAATCAAAATAGCTTACATCAATGCATTTAATGCTATCGCGGAAAAGCTCAGACAGATTCAGGCTAAACAATATATAACCACCAGCAACCAGAACAGTAAACCGGACGGCCGCTATCCAACATTGAATAAACGGCAGCAATATTTGATTAGACAAGCTGTGCTTGATAACGTTGCCGAAACCGCCAATACATTTCATTCCGTGTATAAAAAACTCTATACTAGATTTAATGTATATAGATATCAGGATATTTTAGCCAAAGATTTTGATGAGGCAATTGAACTATTAGGTGGCGTCGTTAATCCAATCGATAACCTGCCTGTATTACCCAGTATCAATCAAAACGGACGCTGGTTATTAGTTGTAAGGAATAATCAGATAGCCGAGGTTAAGAGTTTAAAAGGCTATATATGTTTGAATACAGGTGCGATTAATAAGCTTATTATTTGATTGTGTAACAGATTCAAAGCCGGCACAGTTCCGGCTTTTTATACTCTTATTAAAGTGTATGATAGAATAAAAACAATCTTGAGGAATAAATTATGGAAAATATTGAAAAAAATCTTAGTATTATAAGATCATTAGAGACAGATGTTATCAATAAAGTTTCAGCCAAAGCCGATAAGATATTTCAGGAATCTATGGAGGAAAGGCAATTGAGAATGAAAACAGTTGATGCAGATAAAGCCTTTGATGAATTATTAAAAAAACCAGAAATATTAAATGTATTTATTCGTTTGCGTGATAAATGAACTCAATTACGTATATTACATTAGAAGAAGCTATTGCCAAACATGATGCAATAATTTTGGCAAGCGGAGGATTATTAGGGCTTCGTGATGAGGGATTGTTAATTAGTGCTTTAACACTGATTCAAAACGATTCGTATTATCCAACATTTTCTTCAAAATTGGTTCATTTAATCTTTTCAATAAATAAAAATCATTGTTTTGTAGATGGTAATAAACGTGCATCGATTAGCTTAGGAGCTTCATTTCTATTAAATAATGGATGGTCATCGGAGTTTGTAGTATCTTTCATTATAGCGATGGAAGAAGTGGTTGTATGGCTTGCGAATGATGAAATTAATAAAAATGATTTAAGCCTAATAATAGAATGTTTATTTTTAAAATTTGGAAGCAGCAAAGATTATGTTGATGCAATGATTCAAGAGCTTCTAACTGATTTTAGAAATATGGTAAAAGATTTATCTTATTTAATTCAAATAGATAATGATATAATAACTAGCTTAAAAAAATTGAATCGCATTAATCAAATACAAATTTATAAAGATGAAATAATTAAATCAGAAGAATGGATACGTAAGGCACAAAAAGAAATAAAAATATGGGAATTGATATTAAAATTTCTTCAAAATTAATTTATTAGTGTTTTTTCTTTTATTTTGTAACAGATTCAAGCCAGCCATGCGCTGGCTTTTCTATTGCAGCCTTCGGGCTGCTTTTTTTATTGGAGCTTATCATGTCTGATATTGCAGAATTAACCGCAGTAATACGTATAGATGATGTGCAGTTTGCTAGTGAACAGTCGCGTTTAATTAAGTTATCAGATCAGCTAAATATAAAGTTTGATCAGATAAAGCAGACTGTGAACGGCTACGCAAAAAAAATCACTACTGCCTCAGTAGAGATAAAACAACTGTCCAAGAATCAAGGTAGTTTGGCATCTTTTACTGATGTGACTGCTGCTGCTCTGAATAAAAGTAACACTAGCCTGAGCGAAGCATCTGAAAAATATAAACGGCTGAGTAAAAGCGTTTTGCAGGCAAAATCAGCCTTTGAGGCTTTTGCCGGTGTTAGTGTCGCTACAGCCTCACTAGGCACGGTCGAACAGTTTCGCAGTGAGATTAATAAACTTAAAGATGATCTTAAAATCAAAACTGATTTGGCTGTAAATATCAAAATGGGCGATTCTGCCGGTTTTGTAACTGAGCATACAAAGGTACTTAACCTGCTTGATCAGGCAACTACCAAAGTTAATTTGGCAACTAAAGCATTCTCAGAATATAACCAAAAATTCAAAGCTTTAAACACCATCACTAAAAACTGGTTGCTATCGCAGGAAAAGGCCGGCACAAACATTGAAAAAATGACTGCCGCTGCTGAGCAAAATTCTGCCGTTACCAGTAAATGGACGCAGAATCTGCAAGCGTTACAGAAAGAAGTTACACAATTAAAAGTATCATCTAAAGAGATGGCCAGCATAGGGCTTGTCCCCGGAAGTGCTAAAGAAGTAAAGCATGTGCGCGGAGAAGTTGAAAAGCTGAAAGGCGAATTAGATAAGGTAAAAGCAACAGCTCCTGAATTGAAGAACGCCTTTTCCAGTATTGCTAAATATGCCATTGGTGCCTTTAGTATAAATGAAGTTAAAGGCATGATGGATGCCTATACCACTTTGACTAATCGTATTAAGCTGGTTACTAACTCAGAAAAACAGTTAAAAGAAGTTAGGGCTGAATTAGCGCGTATTTCAAGCAGTACAGGACAGAATCTGGACGCTACCGCAGCTATTTATCAGCGATTGGCACAGGCTACTGATCAGACCGGCTTATCAGGTGAGAAGCTGCTCACTATTACTGATCTTGTTAGTAAGGCTATGGTAATCGGTGGCGGCAGTGCCCAGTCTCAGGAAAATGCCCTTATCCAGTTAGGGCAGGCTATGGCGTCTGGCAGATTAAGCGGTGAAGAGCTTAACTCTGTTCTTGAACAGGCACCCGGCTTGGCAATGGCAATTGCTAAGGGTATGAGTGTATCTGTTGGTGCCTTAAAAACATTGGGGAGCAGTGGCAAGATTACATCACAGCAGCTTGCTGATGCTATCCTGAAGCAATCTACACAGATTCAGTCTGATTTTTCAAAAACCAGCCGTACAATTGATCAGGCATTGCAGAACATCAAAACGCAGTTAACCATGTTTATAGGCGGAAGTGGTGAAGCAACCGGTGCTGCTAAGATATTAACGACTGCTTTGCAGGCGGTTGCCAATAACATTGATTTAATTGCTACGGCGGTAGTTGGCTTTCTGGGACTAAAACTTGCGGCATATCTGCTGGCTACTACTGCCGAAGTGGCTGCCTTTACTGCATCACTGGTGTTACAGGCCAGCGTAGCAACAAAAGCTGCACAGGCTAATGGTGTATATGCTGCTTCACTTGGTGCAATAAAAAGCACTGCGGCAGTTGGTACGTTAGGCAAAATTGCCACCAGTTTATCTACTATCAAGGCGAGTGTATCTGTATTAGCTTTAACCAGAGTAGGGGCTTTTGCTGCGGGTTTTGCCGCTGCTGCTGCGCCTATTTTGATCGTTGCGGGAGCCATATATACGGTTTATCAAGCAGGGAAGTCTTTGGTTGCTTTTTTTAGTGGTGAAGATGCGTCTAATCCGATTAGTGATTTTTTTGATAATATTTTAAGAAAAATTGGCATTCTAAAAAATGAAGCAGAGACTTTAGGTACGCTTCTGTATGATCTTACACATGATTCTGATGGCAATTTTCGGTTAGGTGGGACAGTAATACTCCAAACAAAACAGGAAGAAAAAGAAAGTAATCAATCACAGAAAAAGCAAAATGAAAATCAACAAGCCGCTAATACTGCCCCTTTAAGCAAAGAGGCTGTTGATATAAAGGATAACTTGCAAAAACTGGCTGAAAACACAGAAAAAGCCGCAAATGAGCTTGGAAAATCTAAAGAGCAATTAGCTAGAGAAAATGCTGATAGGTTGTTGGAGCAGTTTAAATCCAAAACCCAAAATGCAGAAGCAATTAAAGCTGCTGAAGAGTATACAGCCAGAGCTAAAGCGGCAGCAACCAAGTTTGAAATAGGCGAGCTTAGCCAATCAATAACCGAAGCACATACCAGAATTGCTGAAACAGTTAAAAACTTTGGTAAGACATCTGAGGAAATTGAAATCTCTAAGCAGCAAATAGCCTTGGAAACAATGGCGCGGAAAGGTGCCACGGCGGTTGAAGTAGAAGCAGCAAAAGCAAAGGTTGAAGATACCAAAAAGCTATATGATCATCAAAAGGCGTTAGAGGCTGAGCAGAAAAACCGCGAAGAAAACACTAAATACATACAAGACATGAAGACTAAGGCTGCGGAACTGGCAGCGGAAGTATCAGGTGGTAAGGATGGATTAATTGCTTTCCAGCTCGCTGTAAAAAATGCATCGGCAGAAACAATCCGCCAGGCTCAGGCTACTAACAAGGTAGTAGAACAGCTACAGGCGCAGTTACAGATTACGCAGACACTAACAAGTTTGAGTGATCAGGTAGCTAAGCTTGGAATGAATGATACTCAGAAACAGCTTTATGACCTGAAAAAGCAGGGCGCGACATCTGAGCAATTGAATATGGCTAAGTATTATCTTGACCAGATAGAGCGCGATAAACAGTTGCAGGACAAGACCCGTAAAGCCGCTGAAAAATTAGATACAGCGGCTGTTTCTTTAACTGAAACAGCAAAATCAGTCGGGAATATCAGTATGTTCAGCAAAGAAGCCCGCGCCAGAGAGGAGGCAGAATGGGATAGAAAACGGCAGGAAGAAAAAGACAGTAGCGCAATCGGCTTTTTTACCGGTAAGGAGCAAGTTGATAACCTAACTGTGGGCAAGCTGAATTTACCCGATTTCAATAAAGATCTGGGACTTGCCGGGCTAAAATTTGACGGGAAAGGGGATGCCAAAGGGAAAATGTTTGAACTTATGCAGGCCTCAAAAATTGAAGCGCAGAATCTGTTTGTTAGTAACAAGATGGCTTCTGAAACCAGTAGCAGAACACCAGAAACCAAACAGAAATCCGGACCCGTAGAAACGCTGAAAATAGATTTTTCTTATAACGGCAAAAAGATTATGGGAGAAGTATTGGCTAATCCAAGTTTTATAAAAGCATTGCGTCACTTTTTCGAAAGTATGATAGCAGATCTGGCAAAAAATCTGGCTTGATTTAATGCCTTTTCAAACAAGTATAAGTACACCGGTCGGCAGGCCGGTTTTTTTATGAGGATTAAAAATGTCTTTCACTTTGTACAGGGACGAGATGATGACAATCACAGCAGCTAATCTGTATCAGCTCAATTTTAACGGAGTAGGCAAAACGGAATTCCGGCTTTATTTCGGCAGCCCGTACAGTCACGAAACACTGAGACCGGTATCGGACCAGCAGATAAAGCTGATACTCAATAGCCGTATAAAAAAATGGCAGCCTAACAGCGGTTACGGCTTCGGGAATATCGTCGAGCCTACTAAAGCTAACGGCTACATGTATAAAGTAATAGGCAATGGTCGCACCGACCTCAATGAGCCGGAATGGGGGACTGAGCCCGATAGCCAGTGCAGTTCAGGCAGTGTGACTTTTATTAATCTAGGTGCGAAATTCCAGCCAAAAGACATTAATATGGCATTAAGCAGATCCGGACTGGATAAGGTTACACCAGGATCTGCTTTGCAATTAGGGGAACAACTTAAAGGGGGTAAATCTATTCCTGTTTATTTCAGGATAACTAATTCAAGCAGTACTAATCGCAGCGATCGCTCAGATCCAAGCGTTAGTCTTAGTTTGAATGCAACAATCACTGAAACAATTGCACATACAGGAACGTTATAAATACTCAATATCCACAAGTAATCTGAATCTGATAAAGAGGCAGATACTATTGTTTTGGTACGCACATGAAACACTATATCAACAACTTTAATGTAACGCTGCAGGAAGCACTGGACGCAGATAAAGAGTTCACTCAGTTAATCCTGGACGAAAGCGCAACCCAAAAAATAACCGACGTCTTACCGTATTGCTTCAATCAGTCCAGCCCTGAGCATTACATGCGCCTGACCTTGCAGAATATGGACGGGACAACTTACGAAGTGATAGACATCTGTAACGACGGCGGGAAATTATCCATCTGGCGAGCCGGCATGGAAGGTACCGCATGTGTCGCATGGCCGGCAGGTACGCAGGTACTGTGTGCGGCGACCGCGGCCAGCTTTCGTAACGATGGCGGAACGGCTGTTATTGAGTATGAAGACGCAATCAACTACCAGTTAAACGCGCTGAAAATTGACGCACTGAACGGGCTTAATCAGGTGTTGCTGCCTCCATTGGATGAATCTGAAAACATGCCGGTTGTGATTTTCAACATGAAAGATGGTGATGAAATGCTGCTGGAGTTTAAAGGCATTGACACTATCGACGAATTACCGGCATTTCTGAATGCCAGCCGCCTGGAGGGAGGAATATGAGTGTATTTGTCAAAGTCTATGCCCATCAGGGTTGGCGGTATTACCTGCCACTAGGCATAGTTAAACCTGAGCCGATAACTGTTCTGCCGTTTACCGCTGCTGAATATGATGATAAGCGCGTCTGGACAGACAAGCTAAGCGGACGAAATCTGCTGGCACACGATGACACCGACCAGACTAGACGGATATACAAAATCATCGGCAATCCTAACGCATTGCTGCTTAACGGCTACCGCAATGATTCTGATTTACCGCTTGAAGACACCGCCAGCGCCTCCGGACTGTTCGGTAATGCGCTAACCATGCGCATTAAGCCGGGACAATTTCCGGGCAGCTCAATGCTGCTGTGTGTGCTGTACGGTAAAAAAGGCCGCAATAGCGAAAAGCTGATGGTTGCAGTTGAGGATTACCAGATCATCACCTATTACATGGCGCTGGATGATGAATATAATGTCAAAAAAGCCGAAACCGACATTTACATCAACGACAGTGACCAGTGGACGAGTATAGGGTTTAATTTTTGCAGCAATACCGATGCCGGGCTGGCTGGTGTATATGTCAACGGTGAGTATGAGCAAGTTAATATCTTCCCGCTGCAGCAATCCAATCAGTTCTGGATATTCAGCCTCACCGGTGAGGAAAACGCCTGGTATGAAAATGCGCCAATTTACCCGTTTAACGGTGCTGTCTGTGATGTGCAGGTATTTAAAAGCCCGCTAAGCAGCGAGGAATTCAGCGCAATTCTGGACAAATACGATGACAGCGAAGATACCGGCGCACCCTTTACCGAATTCGAAACCGGCGGAGAACTGATACAGATGTTTATTAATGTGGTTTCATCCGAAAAGCCGCCATCAAGCAATAACGGTACCGGGGATGAAGATATCGTAGTCATCTTACCGCCTAAGCCCGACGACGGTAGCGGCACAGATACGCCGCTAGGACAATAAGATTAAAACTAAATCAGTAATTTCAACAATACAGGCTGCCTGCGGGCAGCTTTTTTTATGGAGTAAATATGTCATGACAAAAGCGATTAAATGGTTTTACTGGTTACTGGACTTCCGGTTTTTACCAGACAGACTGCAAAACTGGCTGTTCGGTACCGGCACGCGAATAATCGAAGTACTGAACGGATTCGCTATGCTGGGTTTTGCGCTGGTGTTCGGCCTGCATGGTGACGAGATAATTAAGGAGGATTTATACGGCAAATTCCCGCATTTATACCCTAAGGTGTTTGTGACCATTTTAATTGTGGTTGCTATCGGGCAGTTATTTACTGCCTTTTGTCATTCCAGCCGCAGCAATATTTTATCTGGGTGCTGCCTGCTGTGGTCGGCGTTGATTTGGTTTGTGATATCCGGAACGTTTATCGCCGCCTATCCGCCACTGTCTACAGGTATGACCACATACCCGCTGATTGCCATCATATGCGCATTGGCCGGCAGGAATCTGATTAAAAACACGCAACAGGCAGAAGATAAAAAAGGCGGGAAATAATGAATGAGGTTTTTACACTGTCCAACTGTTTCGCCCTTGCCGGCGGCTTTCTCGGCTCGCTGGTAGTGTCTGATTACCGGCGCTATGGGGTAATGCTCACTGTGACATTCATCATTATAGGCATGGTTTTTTCAGCCGCAGTAACAGAGTATTTCTTTACACAGGATCACCCGTGGCTATTTGCTGGTGCCGGTGTATTTGCCGGTATGGCTTCTAAATCTCTGTTAGACGCATTCAAAGCAACTGCGCCGAAGCTGGCTAAAAAACTGATTAATGCTGTGTGCAACAGAGCAGAAAAGATAATCGGTGATACAGATGATAAGCAGAAATAGGGTGCCGGCTGGTGGCTAACTTGATTCTGTTACGTAATCAACCGCTATAATGCATAGGTTTGGGTACCACCATAAATTTATAATTATTAAATAGTTATGGGTAAATATGAGTGATTTGGGTACCACCCTGTTTTAGTACCAGATGTTCATAGTGATTTGATTGTGCAACAGATTCAAGCCAGCCATGCGCTGGCTTTACTATTAACAGAATTATTTAAATAATAATTTTTTAAATAAAAATAGTATGGTAGAATTTATTAATATCCGATACATCTAAAGTGTATGAAGTATCTCTAAAAGTATCTCAACGTTCGTTGCGTTAGCTATAAGATTTTTTTAAAAAAAGAATCATAATTGATAAATTTCGACAAAGAGGCAAAAATGATGCAGAAAATTGAAGAAATATTATCGCAGCTTATCATGAATAATATTTATCATAGTAATTTTTCAATGAGAAGTTAAATACAATAATATTTTTTACCGAGAGAATATAATGGCTGCACCGGTTCCACAAACAACAGCAAATGATCTAGTAGAAAAATTAAATGCCTACTATTCAACAAAACCATTTAAAAAATTAGATAAAAGCAATTTTACATGGAAATTTCTTCAAAGGGAGATAAATAAGTTAAAAGTGGTTAGTGCAGATCAAGGATATTTACTTCAAGCAGTATTATATGGCTTAGGACATGAAATTAATTCCATGAAAGAAAGCTTCGATATTGCAAGAAATAATGGGGCAAATTCTTACGCTATCTTTTTTAATCAGTTAGGTTGTTTAAAATATAATGGATTATTTTATCAAACAATTGATGAGCTAAAAAATTTTAAATTTGATATCTCACGTGCGAATAAAAATCATTTATCTTTATATATAATTGAATTGTTAAATTTTTGCATGAATCAAACTTTAAATTCTTTATCAGAACAAATAAAAAAGTCAGGAATCAACATTAATAATATATCTAAAAATATAGATTATTTTATTAAAAATTCTTCGCAACTAAAAGAAAGTATAACTACATTAATTTTCGCTGAGATGTATACGTATTTGTTTCAAAAAAGAGTTACTATAACTAATATTGTTTATGAATACGACGAAGAGC